CTCAGATGGTGGAATAACACCACAACCGAGATCTGGTGGTGGTGGATATGGTTATTAGAAAGGTGAATAATGAGTGATAAAATTTCGGAAGCTCTTGATACTTCATTCGAAGCAAAGAAACCAGAAGAAGTCAAAAAAGAGTTAATGCAAAGTAGAAAAGAAGTAAAGGTGGACATGGATGACTCAGAAAAAGACTACAACAAAATACGTACAAATCTTTACGAACTTCTTGGTGATGGTAAGGAGGCGATAGATGGCATACTTAAAGTGGCTTCTGAGGGAGATGCACCAAGGGCATATGAAGTCGTCGCCACACTGCTTAAAACGGTGGCTGATATAAACAAGGATCTTATGGATCTGCATAAGCAGGTCAAGGATGTGAATAAAGACGAGACCGTACATAACCATAATACAACCAACGCGATCTACGTTGGGTCTACCTCCGAGCTACAGGATCTAATCAACCCTGACAGAAGTAGAAACAAAGAGATTATTGATGTTAATCATGAAGTGAAGGAAGATGACAAGTAAAAAGGGTGGATATTTAGGTAATGCAAACTTAAAACCGGCGGGGATTGGAATTGAGTTTACAAAGGATCAGGTTCAGGAGTACATGAAGTGTGCTCAGGATCCTATTTACTTCATCAAGAAATACGTCAAAGTCGTGTCTCTAGACGAGGGACTTGTACCATTCAATCTGTATGACTATCAGGAAGAAATTGTAGATGCTGTGCATAATAATAGATTCGTAATATCAAAGCTGCCTCGTCAGTCCGGTAAATCTACGACTATGATTTCCTACATCCTTCACTATGTTCTGTTCAATCAGAGCATGACGGTTGCGGTTCTTGCAAATAAACAATCCACGGCGAGAGAAATCCTTAGCCGTCTAAAAATGGCATATGAATACCTTCCACTATGGCTTCAGCAAGGAATCGTCGAGTGGAACAAGGGATCGCTTGAGCTTGAGAACGGATCGAGAATCATAGCCTCATCCACATCCGCATCCGCAGTCCGTGGTGGATCGTTTAATATGATCTTCCTTGATGAGTTTGCTCACGTTCCCCAGAATATTGCAGAAGAATTCTTTAGCTCTGTGTACCCTACAATCACCTCTGGACAGTCCACAAAGGTTCTAATGGTCTCGACCCCGAACGGACTCAATCTATTTTACCATTATTGGAGGGGAGCAACTAAACGAGAAGGTGAGAAGGGTAAGAACGAATACATTCCAATCGAGATCCATTGGTCACAGGTTCCCAAGTACCCCGGCGGACCTCTGAGGGATCAAGAGTGGAAAGCCCAACAGATTGCAAATACAAGTGAGCAACAGTTCCAGACAGAATTTGAGTGTGACTTCATTGGTTCAACGAACACATTGATATCCTCATCTAAGTTACACTGCCTAAATTTTATATCCCCATTAGATAATAACAATGATGGCTTGATGATATACGAACAACCCAAAGAAGACCATCTCTATGTGATGTCTGTAGATACCGCNCGTGGTCAGGGTTTAGATTATAGTGCGTTTCTTGTTGTAGACATAACGACTAGCCCATATAAGGTTGTTGCAAGATTCAGAAATAATACAATTTCACCACTTGTATATCCTACTGTGATTCGGAGTGTTGGCGATAAATACAATCAAGCATACTGTCTAATTGAACTCAATGACATTGGAGCACAGGTTGCGGATATCTTATACCAAGATCTTGAGTATGAGAATGTTCTACAGTCTGTATATAAAGGTAGAGCAGGACAGGTTATTGGTAGTGGTTTCGGTGGTTCACAATCTCAGATGGGTGTTAGGACTACAGGTCCAGTAAAAAAAGTCGGTTGTTCTGTCCTGAAAAGTCTAATAGAAAACGATAAGTTACTAATAGACGATATGGATATAATCCAAGAACTCTACACATTCGTAGCAAAAGGTGTATCATTTGAGGCAGATGCTGGTCATAATGATGACCTAGTGATGTGTTTGGTGTTATTTGCTTGGCTTACCAGACAAGAGTATTTCAAAAATCTGACTGATATGGATATCAGAAAAGATATCTATGAGGATGAAATGAAGAGAATTGAGGAAGATATTTTACCCTTTGGATTCTCAACCACGATTGATGATCAGGAACCCACATCGTTTTACGATGGTGAGGATTACTGGAGAAGTGCCGGTGACTCCTCCGACACTCCATTTCTATAAATAACTTAGAAACATACCAAGACTCCAACGGAGAGTAAAATGACAGAAATCAACGTAACCACAGATACAGCAGAGGGATTCATTGTTCCAGAATCAGGGGAAACCAATATTAATTGGATGGCAGCATTCCCTAGTTATACTGGCTTACTTGCAGCATTCGGAACCCCAGATGAAAGAGCCGCTGGATTTATGGTAGTTTCTAGTGTTACAGATTGGTACACTAGACTAACTGCAACATACGACACAGGATGGTACACCTCCAGCACTGCGAGAGAAGATGGTGAAACTGTCATTAGTTACACAAACGAAACACCTGACGGAAATGCAAATGGTAACTGGCCAAATGGACCAACCACAAATGTTGATGGTAGTGATATTCCTTGGTCATCAGAATGGTGGAGTGTACACAACTACTTGAGATATGGTGGTAGATGTGTAATTTCAGGTGCAGTCGATAACAAAACAGAAACGGTAAATAATGCCATTAATATTTTGACAAATTTACCAACAACAATTAATTGTGTATTCACACACNACTATAGATACAATTCTGATATCGTCACTATAGTAAATGNAAGAACAGATTGTGTTGCAATTTGTCCAATACAATTAACTGGAACAACTANTGTTAAATCTAACATTCAGGGTCTTTCTGGATTAGAAACACAAAGCAAAAAAAGTTTTCGTATCGCAGGAAATAAGTTACATCTAGGAACATCACAGACTTATACTATTGGTGATAATACTTCATCATCATTAATATCAACAGCATTGTCTGCTGATGTTGCGGGATGTATGTCCAGAGTCAACACATCATCAACACCGTTTGGAGCACCTGCGGGTATTGTTGCCGGTAGAATTCTAGATGTAGTAAGAATGGAGTATACACCAACAACTGCGGACATTACATATCTAAAGAGATTTTACGTGAACACAGCGAGAACGTTTGAAGGAACAGGTTCATGTATTTTTGGTGATATGACAGGTAGACAGCCCTCGGATTCAGATTCATCAGTATTCGAACATGTTAATATTGTGCTAACGGAATTGTATTTGAGTCGTGTTATTTCTACTGCAATTAGACCTTACCTCTTTAGAACAAATGATACTTCAACTCGAACTTCAATCGTTAATACAATATCACCAATATTGAGAAACACAGAGGCTTCTGGTGGTATATCAGAATACACTCTAGTGTGTGATGAAACTAATAACCCACCATCTGTAGTTGACTCCAATCAATTAAATGTAAATTTAGTGGTGAAATTTGTTGGTTCCATAACTACTATCAATCTCGCATTTACGGCTAAAAGTGGTACACAATCAGTCAGTAGTTCTGCTGTAAATAGTGGTAGCATTAGCTCTGGAGCTAGTTCTTCTAGACCTAGCTCGTCTACCTCAGCTTCATTTAACAGTGGAAGAGGGAGTTCATATTAATGGCTGATCCCAACAGTTTAGAGGACTTCATTTCTGGATTTAATGGGGGAAATAGAACCCATCGCTATAATGTGGATATGGAATTTCCTAACGGGGTGAGCAACAAGCAAGATATGAATAGATTCTATATCAGGGCGGCTACTTTACCACCCAGTCAAGTGAATCCTATTCGTGTACCATATAGAGGTAGAATTTTAAAGTGGCCTGGTGATAGAATTTATTTCCCATGGACTTTTCGTGTGCTCGATCAAAACAATGGTAAAAATAAATCATTGTGGAATAATTTTAATGACTGGAGCAATATTATAAACAACCACGAGACTAATGTAAGTTCTCAGCGTTGGGACCAATTTACCGCAGATTGGATAATAACACAGGTAGATAATGCAGGTAGTGAGATAAAGAAAGTAACACTAGTGGACTGTTGGCCAACAATCGTTGGTC